ATGCTCAATATTATTATACTTCTCTTGATTCTCGTAAACCATGTTAATTAAAGCAAAAAACTTTCGATGAAATGCTACATTTCGAGGCTTAACAATTGTCGCTTCATAAGTTTCACCTATCTTTAGTTTCTTCTTAGTATCTAAGTCAGAGCCATATAAAGGAATTAATCCTATATCTGTACATTTTAATAGTAGTTTCATTTATCTAATTGTTTAATTTTAAATTCAATAAATTCCTCTCTCTTATTTACTATAACTTTTTCAACAGTCAACTTATAAATATCCCTATCATTAAAGCTGTACTTCTTTTGTAGAATGTCAATAAAAGGTTTTAAGCCGTTATCTATGTCGTTTAACTTACTGCTTAGTCCAAATACTACTTTAAGGTGTAAAAGTCCATTAGGGACGCTTATTTTAGGTAATAACATTAATAACTCATACTCATAAGCTTTGTACTTTGGAGTTTTAAATCTTTTACCTTGCCAACATTGGTTAACCGATAACGGTTTTATTTTTATTATCATAAGTTTTGTAAATGGATATCTTTAGCATTATTATTAAATTCTTTGTTTGAGTGGCATTTAACGTGACAATCCCGACATAATGCAATTAAATTCTCGATGTAGTCCTTTGATTTAGATCCTCCCATCCCTTTAGCTTCCAAATGATGAATATCAACACTTTTACAACCGCATAACTCACAAGGGATAAACTCATCTCCAAAATAATCAAAGTAATCAAAGTATATTTTAGTATGTTTTTTCATTTATCTTTTCTTTAGAGTTTTTAATTATACACCCATCTAGGTACTTTTATAACGCTTTCATTATCCAATCTATTGAGAAATAGTTCACATTTGACTAGTTTCAATATTTTATCGTTCTGATTCATAGTGTTTTAAGTTTAAAAATCCGTATAAAGCAACGTTATAGGTAAGCATAAGTACCTAAATTTGCAGTCAGTTTATATTCCTTATCTGTTATTGAGGGCATCTGTAATGGTACGCTTTTGTAATTGTGTAAAAAGAAAGGTATGTTATCTACATAATAAACTTTCTTTTTTAAGTCAATATTATCTTCACATCTACAACGCTCTTTAACAAACGCTTCTAATTCAATTTTGTGCTTAAACTCAAAGCCTTTTCTTTTTAACCCCTCAATAACATAGTCTTCGAGTTTTTTATTAAGGTCATTGGAAAGCCTACCTATAACATCGTGTATAATGTCATAATTTGGTAAGTCTATATCTTCAAACTTGGGTGCTTCTATTTTAGTTAGTTTCATATCTATAAATTTTAGTGTTTAAATCAAATTACGCATCATACACACAGCGTTATGTTCAATGGCTACATTATACCTTTTTAGAAACCTTGTCCAATAATTCAGAACGGCTTTTTATATCTGCTCGTTCCTTGACTTCTGCTTCTATTTTGCAAACAGTTCTTAAATCAGATTCACCTTTCTTTTCAATTACTAATTCATATAAAGAAACAAGCATATCTAAGCCTTTTGTGTCAAATCCATAACCCACTATTCCTGTAGCAATTCTCATATAGTTAATTTTTTCTTCGTGTGTCATTTTGTCTATTAATTAAGTTTGTGCTGTTAAACCGTCAAAGCACATAACACGGTATTTATGCTCAATTATTAAAATACTTCCCTTCTTGTGGGGGATTTTCTGGAATCTTATGACAACTTTTACAGACTTGTCTGTATTTATTCCCAAAGAAGTGGTTATCACATTCTTTACAGAAATTTAAATATAAACCGCTTGTGTCATTCCAATTTCTTCTGCTTTCAATAACTTCTTTGTAATCAAACCCATCATTGTTTCGCATCAGTATTCTGCCTTTCTTTGTTATATACATAGTTATCTAAATTCCGATTCGCTCCACATTTCATATACTATTCAAGAAACTATCTATCTCTTTTCTCCATTGCTCTATTTGTCTGTAAGCTTTTTTAGTTTCTTTGTAATTCATCTTTGTTTTTGTTTAGTTGTTATATAGTAGTTAGGTTTAATTACTATAGTTGGTCATTATGTTTTGCTGCAGCCTCTCTTAATTCTTCTGCTTTAGCACAAAAATCATTATCACTATAAGAGTGTGCTTGATTGTATTGCTCTCTTAACATGTTGTCAAATTTCATTCCTTCAATTTCAGCCTGTATTGCTAATACTTCGGCTAATCTTTTTATATCGTACTCATTCATAACTTTATTTTTTAATTGTTAGTTTGTTAATTAATTCAATAGTTGCGTTTATCCCATCAATAAAGCCAAGCACCTCATCTGTACTATGTTTTTCTTTAATGTATTTATCTACTATTGCTTCCTGTTGTTCTTTTGTAATTATCATCTCTTTATTTTTAGTTATTATCCTTTAACTCTCTAAATTCCACAACTCTAAAGTTTTCAATAATCTTTCTCGCAAAATATCTTTGCCTCCTAAATTATCAATTAAACTATTCTTTATGTAAATTCTTAAAGTACTTTTCTTTTCCGATAAAGGGAGTGGCTTTCTACCTGCTCCCTCTCTTGCTCCTCCTGATTTCTTTTTCATGGCTAATTATTTAGTAATCTCATTACCTATCTCTATAGCTACATTATTAGAGTGAAATAACATACAAGCATTTGCATAATCAACGCCACCTTTTTCTAATTTAGAATTAGAAGAAGATCCATTTTCTAATGTTGTTGTTTCGATAAATGAGTGATTAGTGTTTCTTGATATTTTTTTAGTTTTTAAATTTTTCATGATGCAAAGTTTTTAAATTATGTAGTGGTTACTTCCTTTCTACCCTACAATATTAAGTAACTTATTTGAATAAATAACTATTAATTCAATTTAATTTCAATAAACTTTATAAATAGTTGATTAACAATAATTTAAATTACTCTTTTAACTCTCTATTTTCTTTTATTAATCTGTAAGAAAGCCGTTTTTAATTTTCTTTTTCATCATTTTATAAAACTCCACATCTTTATCGCAATTATCAATTTGATATTGTTTAAACTTAAAGTTGCTTCTGCTCCACGTAGACCTTATCTTAACAGATACTTTTATTAAATCGTTATACTTTTTTATTATTATCTGTTCTTTTTCCATTAAAAATCCTCCGATATTGGTAATGCGTTAAACCCATCTTTTTCTATTTCCGAATAATTACTAAACTTAGTTAACTCATTTTCAAACCTTAATGTAATTTGTTTAGTTGCTCCATGTCTATTTTTAGCAAAGAATATTATTGCTTTTCCTTCCGTACTTTCTCCATTCTCATCTTCTGAAATACCATAATAAGCAGGTCTATAAATGAAATTAACTATATCTGCATCTTGCTCTATACTTCCAGAATCTCTCAAATCTGATAACTGAGGTAGTTTATCTCCTCCTCTATGCTCTACAGCCCTGCTAAGTTGAGATAAACATATAATTGGAACTTGTAACTCTTTAGCTAACATTTTTAAGTCTCTTGAAATCTCACTAACCTCTTGCTCCTTTGATCTACCCTTATCAACTCTATGTTTAATTAGTTGTAAGTAATCAATATAAATAGCATCTAATTTTTTAGTGTTGTTTTCTTTCCTTGCTTGTGCTTTTATAGAATAAAGAGAATAACAATTATCAATCAACTTAAACCCCTGTTCGATTATTGGAGAAACTCCAGTATTTAATTTAGCAAAGTCTATTTTTTTCTCATTACTTAAATCACTTAATAATATTCCAGTACGTAAAGATATCTGCCTCTTCATTAATTCAACTCCCGACATTTCTAAACTAAAGAATAGTATATTATGCCCGAAGTCAATAGATCCGTTTAAAGCTTGTGTAATTGCTAAAGCTGTCTTTCCCATTGCAGGACGTGCAGCAAGTATAATTAAATGCCCTTTCTGCCATCCTCCAGTTAGGTTATCTATTTCTTGTAAGCCAGTTTGGCAACCTGTTATTCCTTGATTTGTTTTAGCATACTCTATTTCCTTGATTGCTTTTTTGATTAAAGTTGTATTATCGTCTACTTGCTCAACTGTTAGAATCTCTGAAAGCTTCATCGACTCTTCGTTTATAAAAGTACTGATTTCAAATACATCTGAAATTTTATTATTAGCATCACTTTTTAAATTAATCGAAATCTTTTCACACTCTCTTTTAAATTGATATTCTTTTAATGTTGCTATGTAACTTTCAATATTGTATATATTAACAGGTGTTGTATATTCGTAAATATCAACTGTTATTCCTTTGCTTTCTAAGTGGTGTTCAATTGAATCAAAGTCTGGATTTATCCCTTTATCTTTTAAATGCAATATAGCATTAATAACATACTTGTTATTTTGATTATGGAACATACCAACATTTAATTGATTGAAATATTCTAACAATAAATTACTATCACTTATCAATGTTGATAATACAGATGTTTCTAATTTTAAATTTTGTATCATTGTTTAAAGCTAAATCCTTTTGGTGTGTCTTGTTTTGGTTTTTTAAGTTCTAAATTTAACCAATTAATAAAATGCTTCTTAATCTCTTTTTCTCCCTTGTCAATTTCTCCCTGTAATATTAAATCATCTAAGAAAGTATTTAAGTGATTTTTAATTAACTTATAATCTTTTCTTTTTTGCATACAGATTTGTTCAATCCATAATTTATTATTTAATATTTCTGCTTTAATATCCTCTTCTCTACTCTCTCTCTTCTCTTCTCTACTCTCCTCTGTATCGATTTGTAATACACTTGTATCGATTTGTAATACTTTTGCTTTGTTTTGTTTTACTTTATCCCATCTTTTTTTAACTGCCGCCCTTCTCTTTTCGGACGTTTCAGAGATTCCCTCCATTTGTTCATCTAAAAACTCAATAAAAATAAAATCATCATCTACTTTTACAATCTTTTTCTTTACCAAAACTTTTAAATGCTCTTCATCAATTTCAATTTCAGCATCTTCATAAGATAAATTACATTCTTTATTCCAATAAAGACAAACTAAACGCATGTATCTTGCCTGTGTTGTTTCATCACATCGCATTATCTTACCCATCATCCAATCGGAAGGGCAAAACTTAAACCATTGCAGCTTATCCATTACCAACCTCCTTAATGTTTAATTTTTTAACAATTATAGGGTTTTGAATTAATTCATGTGAGTTTACTAATTCTATAAACTCAATAGCATTCCTTAGGTTTGCAACCGAATAGCTATAAGACTTTGAAGTTCTTATTCTAAAATTATTAAACGCCTCTTCTTTTGTTGGATAGGCATATCTTTTTCTTGAATCACTTAAAACAAATCTCTCTTTATCATACTTTGATTTAATCCAAAATCCACAATCTGTTTTTCTTAAAATTTCGAATTCGATTAGTTTAATAGTTTTGGTATCTCCCATTAACGAGTAATCCCTTTCGAATCTATAGTGTTTTAATTTACTCATTACCAACCTCCTTAATCTTGTTAATCTCTGTTCTTAATGTCTTAGCGAACTTAATTGCTGTTGATTTGTCTAATGAAATTGTAATATATTCATCTTTTGCAAACGTGGTTATATTAATTATATCATCATGTTTTTTTAATACACTTATTGTATAATTATCATTGTCATAACCTAAAAATTTTAAATTGAATTTAGCCATAATTATTAAAGGTTTTAAGATACCTATAAACTTTTAAATGCAGAAACCTATCAAGAGGGTGCGTAGGATGACCGTACTCGATAGGTTCTGTTAAAAAAAATTGTTTGAAGTTCCTACGCTTCTAGTTTGTAAATATAGTCATTTATACTTTAACCGCAAGTTTTATTTAATTATTTTATATTTATCGCACTTCTTACAGATGTAATGATAATTTTTACCTGCTTGAAATAACAGGAAGTAACTATGCCTGCAAAAAAAACGCTTAATTCTAATAAAAATAATTCTCATAATTTATCTGTTTTAATTGTTTATACTTGTTTAAATCAAGGCGGCTTTCGAATAAAAAATTGTATTAAATTTTGTGCAAAATCGCACACCGCCTTGATTGTTTTATGCTCCTAATTGAAAAATATCCATTTGACTAGTATTCTGTTTTGTTACTATTCCTAGAGCAGTTTCTAAAATTGTTTTACCAACTTCATAATCTACCAAGTTCCTGGCAATTTTATTAGTTCTTTGCTTTCCTTTGTATTTTGTAAAATCATAATCATGAAATTCTGAAAGTTGATTAATGTCTCCACCTTCAATCATATTTTTAAACATTTTTCTTTCTCCTAAATCATTAGGTAATTTGAAATTAGTCCAATATAGATGCCTACCTCTTTTTTGTGCGTGAATTAAAGGCTCATAAAATGGTATGACATTTTCAACACAATATTTTCCGTTAAAGTAATTTGCTAAGAATATTATTTCTTCATAAAGCATCATACTTGGATATAGAGCCTTAAAACTATCTCTATTTTTTTGGCTTATCCTAACTCTACTATGTGTCGGACAAGGTGGTGAAACCCAAGCAAAATCAAACTCTTTATAGTGGTCTAATAAATATTGGTGTGCATCCGCAACTATTACCTTGTCGTTTGGGAATCTCTCTTGATACATTCGTGCTAATTCGGGGTCTAATTCTACTGCTGTAACTTCTATTTTTATATTAGCCTTTCTTGCTACTTCATCCCATAAGTATCTATTACCTCCTAAACAAGCGTAACCGTTGTAAATTTTAAATGTTTTCATCTTATTTTAAATTTGTTATTTCTTCAATTAAATCTACAGACAAAAACCTTCCGAAGTCCTTCGACTTTTTCTGCCAACGTCTGAATTGCCTCTCTTCATACTTTGCTTTGTTTAGATTAGGATAGTCTAAGTTAGTTAGGCTATAAACACAAGTAGGTAATTCACTTACTACAAATACTTCCCCATCCCTTTCTAATTCGCTTGTTCTTTTAGATACCTCTCTGTAGTCAATTCCTATTTTAGAGCCTATTTGCTTATTTGTTAATTGGCTATCTATAAGAGCTTTTAAAATCTTTTTTTTATGACTATCTTTTAGTCCGGAATTTTCAGCGTTTTTATTTGCTAATGTGCTTGATTTTTTCATAATTTTAGTTTAATTGTTAATTATTATTGACATCATTTCTTCATACTTTTTGTCGACTTGTATAAAACCTGCCGTTCTTCTCGATCCGTTTAATATTGTTGAGTGGTCTCTTTTAAATGCACCACCTACTTCTGCACAAGTAATTTTATAAACTCTATACATAATATAGAATAATATATTTCTAGGTTCTGAAAACTTTCTTTCTTGACTTTTTGATTTTAACTCATCAATAGTTACATCAAATTGACTACAAACTATTGATACAACATTCTCAACCGACTCACTATTTAATAATATTTTCATACTTTATAGATTTATTACTAATTAATCCTGCATTTGCGTAACTATATCTTTCTTTACTTTTCATCCAACTTCCTTCTGAATAAACTACTTTTGGAGGCAGTTCGTTACAAGACTCTACACGCCTAAGCCTATTCATACTCTTCACTTCAAACAAATTTCTCTTAGTAATTAATAATGACAATTTAGACTTATCTATATTGTATTTTTTGCAAATTTCAACATAAGAATTTTCTGTTATAATCTTAATTATTTTAAGGTCTGAAAAATCCTGAAACCTAATTGGTTTTTCCTTAATAGTTTCCACGTTCATAATTCTAATTTTAATCTGTTAAAATAAATTTGTTTTTCTTACACTTATTGCAATTACTCATTACTGTTTTCATCTTTAATGATATTGTAAAGTATTTACGCAAGTGTTTCTTCTCTTCGTTTATAGTTTTGATACTATCCGTTAGATTTTGTATTTCAGTATCTTTAGAAGCGTTCTTTTTTATTTCTTTTTGATACTTTCCTACATACATAATTGTAGTTAGTAGTAATAAGAATGATGCTAGTACGAATGATTTCATAATAATTCTGGGTTTTCGTGAATATTTCCGATTACTTCATGCTGTCTAAAGGTAATTTCTGGACTTCTTTTATTACCTCTCTTATCTGTCCAAGTCGCAACATATTTACAAGCAATCCATTCAATAACACATATTAAATCACCTGATTTTGTTATGTCTCCTTCATAAATATCTTTACCGTTCTTGTCTTTTAATCCTGTGAATTGCATCGGTTTATTAGCTCCATTAGTAGATATTCCTTCTACAATGTTATAGGCGCTAGAAACCCATCTTTCTAAATTTACATTCCATATTCTAAATTTTATTTTTCTCATGTCTTTTTAATTATTAAACTATCCTTAGAATAAGTTACTTGTGGCACTTCACCAACTTCACCATGCTCATCTACCGAGCTTTTACCCTTCTCAAATAATCCGTAGTTAGCTTTTAAATCGTTTTTAATTTCTTCAAGATTATCATTTGCTATCTGAAAAGATTTACATTGTTTAAAGTTCCATTGCTTTCTACCGTTGCGTTTCTCGATTTTAAAACCGTCCTTTTCAAAAGTCTTGTCCTCATATTCGCATTGATTCATTGCTTCTACTTCAACTATTTCAATGGCTAATTTTACA